AGCTGTTGTTGTCGTTGACCTTGAACCGGCCTGCCGTGGCACTGCTCGCGCCCGTGTAGTTGGCCACTGCGGCCTCGGTGCGGGTGAAGTAGTCCACCAGCTCGATCAGCTCGGGGCTGAACACTGCCAAGTAGCTCTTCTTGGTTCCGTGAGTCTCGAACAGGCTTTGAAGCATCCCGTTGAGCACCACCTCGGTGATCGTCGCTCCGTTGTGAATCTGCGCCGCCGGTGTGCGGAAGCTGCTCGGCACATCACTCGGCCCCGCGCTGTCGATCCAATCGAACAGACCGCGTGTGGCCCAGGGTGTGTCCTGATCCCCGGATGTGCGATCCTGCCCGCCGCAAACGACGGCTTCGATGTCGCGTTTCAACTCTTGGACTGCCTTGCGCTTGCCATAATCGTATTCCGAATTGACTGCGGCGGTGTCCACCAACTGCTGCACGTCGGTAACACCGAACAAGCGCCGTGATATGTGTATGTAGTTTCCAAACCGGGCTCTCTTCGTCGCCTTGTTGTCGAAACTTGTAACATCCTGACCTTCCGGAATACCTGTACGGTTTACCGAGTCTAGAGTGTCTGCAAGCACTTCAACAAAGGTGGCGTTTGGCCCCGGCCCCTTCTTCATGGTACTGACCACGGGTGTTTCTTCCGGTTCGAGAACCGTCAAAACATTCCGCAAATCCTCCCTGTTGCCCCCGGTATCTCCGGGCACACTGTATGTATTTGCTCCTGGCATAATTTTACCTTGTTGTTACGCGGCAACCCGCCGCGCTTTACGTTTTGCGGAGAACATTTGTTGTAGCGCATCAGCCGAGCCGTAGTCGGGGCTGCTCTCATCGTAGAAGGCATCGTCAGCGTTTGAGGCGGCCTTGTCGGCCGGTGTCCCCCGGGTCGGCGCCGGTGCGGAGTTGCTGCGCACCGATACCGGTGCGGGCGACTCCTTCCTAGCGCTCTTCTTGGTATTGCCGTTCATCATTTTTTGTATGTGCTGCAATCCAATCATCTGCGCCGTCACGATGCCTCTCCAGTGGGGAAGCCGCTTGACCTCGGGAACAGCAGAGGCAATTTCCATCGCCTGCTTGTAGAACACGCTCTTGGGGTCTTTCCACTCCGGAAACATTTTGTAAACCGGTTCGTTGAACCGTGTCTCCCTTGTGTTGTACTCCTTGATCTGCTCCTCCCGCTCGGGGATGCTGACCACGAGATGCGTCTCCGCGTCCCGCTTGGCCTTCTGCACCTCCGAAGGTTCAATATAGACTTCCTTCCCGCTATCATCGGTGTAGTTCCCGCCGTCGGCGTGTTCCTCGCACCAATGTTTCACGTTAAGCCACTTCTTCTTCTCATCACGCAACTGCTGCACGGTGTTGATGTCTGCCAACGGCCCCTCATCGGGGCCTGCCACCGGTTGTTCGGCGGCGGTGCGATAGGTTTCAACATCCTGCTCAAGTTCCGCGACTCGATCCTCTGCCTGCCTCGCACGCTCCTCTGCCTCCTTGGATCGGGCCGTCAGCTTGTTCACGCGCTTTTGGAATTTCTTCTCCCAGCGCGAGTCCGTACTTTCCGGCTCGTCCACCGTCTCCTCGGGTTCGTCCGTCTCCCCGGGCTCCTCCTCCGGTTCGGCTTGCGCCTCCTCTTCGGGTTCGTCCGGCTCCTCGGTTTCGTCCTCCGGTTCAGGGACAATCAAGGGCGCCTCTTCCACGGGCTCTTCCTTTGCATCCGCCGGGGGTTGTTCTCCTGTATCCCCGGTTTCCGTCTGCTCTCCACTTGGCTCGACCGTTGCCGGTGCGAACATGGACGAGAGCTCTTCCACTGATATGTTGTCTGCGGGTTTAGGGGCCTCCGCCACGCCTGTTTCTATATTAGCCATGCTTTATACCTTGCACTTAGGTGTCCAGTGTTTGATTGCCTCCAAACACAGAAAAAGGTCGTGGAGGCTTTTACCTCCACGACCCTCATCTGTTTAGCAACAATGTGCTGGGGGCGGCAGTTTAAGACGCTTTAGGACGCTTTAGGACGCTTTTTAATTTCTAAAAACAACTCGACTAGGGCCGCCAAGGCGTCCACACCACCGGCCGCATGAGCCAGCTTGCCGTGATCACCGGCACTTCGCGGGTCGGAAAGATAGACCACCAAGGCTTCCCGCTGCTGCTTGATCAGCATGATCATATACTCGGCACGCGAGTCGGCCATCAAGCCACGAACATTGTCGTGAACAAACTCGTCTGGGGAAATTTTTTCGATGGGTACGCCGCCGCTCATGCGCCCAGCCTTCCGATCTGCGCGTTCTGCTGCTGCACAAGCTGATGTTCAAGCTGCTTGGCCCGGCGCTCCACCACGCCGCGCACATGTTCATCCTCCTGAAGTTTTTTCTGCGCCGTGGGCGTCTGGGCAAGCTGCCCGAGTTCGGTGAGTCGCAACTGATATGCCTGACCCTCCTTCACGTCCACCGGCACACCGGCCATGAGCTGCGCAAACACATTGCGCTCCTCCTCCTTCTCCTGCTCGCTCGCCGCCTCCGCCGGCCGGAGCAGCCGCTCGCCCATGTTCGGGTCAACAAAATCAAACACGACCTTCATCAGCTCGGTGCGATCCACCACGCCGTTGATGTCAAACTCGCCGACGGCGGCGCGCAGCAGCTCGAGCTTCTGCTTCACCAGTTCCGAATCGAGGTTGGACACGTTGAACGCAAGAGTGATGTCGTACTGGCCCAGTATCTCCTGCCGCGTGGTCTGCAACGGCTCAGCCTGGTTGCTGCCCACCACACGAAAATAAAACGGCTCGGGCAGAAACTGCTGGCAGAGCTGCAACACCTGTTGTGCCACCTCGCGCCAGTAGTCGAGCCACTTGCGCACCATGTTCTGCTGGCGCATCTGCGCGTAGGCCGCGTTGGCCTCATCCACCGGGCGCCCGAAGTAGCGGTCGGCCGTCTTGCGGATGCTCTCCTCGATCTCCTTGCTGCCCGCGTCGTGTTTCGGGCTCTCCGCATACTGGTAATCGTCGGCGCGCATCCGGGGAACCATCACGCCCGGCCCCCACGAACTCGGCGCCCGCCCGAAGGGATGCAGCAACGGCGGCATCGTCGCCAGATACGAGCGATCCACCCGGCCGTCCCATTCCATCTTGATCTGGCGCTGCCATGTGTGGGCGATCTCACCGTAGCCGCGCGAGTCATCAACGCGCCGGGAAAGAAACTCGCGGCGCATCAGCACGAAGGGCATCCGGCAGTGCGCATAGTTGAGCAGCTCATGCTTGGCCACAATCTCGCCGCCGGACTCGTCCGAGGTGAGGTGCGGACTGAAAATGATGATGTAGATTCCCGGCACACCGGTCTTGGGGTCAACGCGCCGCTCAAAGGCGTGCACGATCTCATAAAGGTTCTCGGTGTTTAGATCGAGCTGGCCCGGGCGCTGGCCGTGCCGGGAGAGCCGTCCGTTGTTCTGGTAGTTGGACGAGGTTGTGCTGCCCTTCGCGCGCTCGATGATTTCCTCGGCCCAGCGTTTGTCCCAATCCTGGCTGACCACCGCATCCTGTATCTGCTCCGCCGTCATGTACTGGCGGTAATAGAGGCGGCGCGCCTTCTGGATGTCGGTCGTGTCCGGCGGCGCAAAGAAATCCTCGCCCACCTTGAGCGCCACGACGGTGGGGCGATCCTTGTGCACCATCGGCACCGTCACCCTGCCCTCACCCTTTTTGCGCAGATCACTGATCAGCGCACGCACCTCGGCATCGGACACGTCAAAGTTTTGCGCCGCCAAAAGATTCTGCGCCATGACAAACACGGCGTCATCGTTTGCGGGATCAAGCAGCATGGAGGGCAGCTCGGCCAGCGCCGGGTCGCTCATCGCCGCGTTCTTGATGTCCTCAAGGTCTATCGTCTCATAATAGCGCTGCGTTTCGCGCTCCCAGAACACACCAATAACCGCCAGCCCGTTCTCAAGATAATAGTTGGCCGCCAGCTCCGCCTCGGCGTAAAACTCCTCGATCTGGTTGCTCAGCATGTAACGCAGGAAGTTGGTGGTCTGGAACGCCTTGTTCGCGTCGTTGCTCTCCGTCGGCATGGCCTGCACGGTCATGCTGCGCAGCGAGGTCATCAGCATGTCGGTGTCCTCGTTCACATAGGTGTCCACCAGCGGCACACGACTGTCACTCGCGCCATCAAACGGCACCGGGTCGCGCCCGAGCTTACCCTTCCATTTGCGCCCGTCATCCGATTGGCCCGGCCAGATGTTGTGCCGGTTCTCCCAGTTCTTGTTCTTGCGATCAACCAGACTACTATCGGCCGCCTCGCGGTACTCCTTGAGTATCTCCCCAAGATCCAGCTCGTAGATTAAATTATCAGACTTCATAGCACCTCCACCAGCGCGCCCTCTGCGGGCAACTTCAGGTAACGACGGACACTCTCCCGCGTGATCTGTCTTTGACCCTTAACAGAACCAACACTTTCAAGTTTGCCAATATCAATCAGCCGATAAACCGTCGATCTGCCCGCGCGAATCAACTGTGTGACAGCCCCTACCCGCAATAACAGCGGCAATTCGTTGAATTGCTTCATACACTCTCTTCGGCCGGGATATTACGTTTTAGCGTATTTCCGTCAAGGGGT